TGAATACCGTTCCATTGTACTTCGCCATACCAACGATCACCAAAAATATCAACCATCTTGCGTGATGTCTCACGCATGGCATTCATTACAGCATCATCACCATTTTCCCAATTTTCCCAAAAGTCAGTAGCATACACTCCACCAAGACAGGCAGAAGATGCAATAATGCCTTCGTTATATTGCTTCAACAATTCATAGTCAATACGAGGAAAACGATAGTAGTTTTCATCTGAAAAACTCTTACTGATAAGAGTGAAGAGATTATTCAGACCTTTCTGATTTTGAGCAAGAACAACAAGGTGTGAACGACGATTGAGAACACTCTTCTTGGTCTTCTTTGTTTCTTCTTCGTTCTCAACAGTTGCTCCAGAGATCTCTTCGTCCTCTTTCTTTGATTTTGTTGTTTTTTCAATTTCTTGCTTGTCTTTTCGCCAAGCAGCAATAGAAGGATGAAAGTACATTTCGCAGCCATAGATCCCTTTGATCTGGCGTCCTTCTTTAATCATCTTCTTGATATGGATAACTTGCCCCGCTAAAGCATTCATATTGCCATGATCCGTGATTGCAAATGCATCCAATCCATTTTCATAGGCAAAATCTAAATGTTCATCAGGCATACCAAGCCCATCATGGATACTATATCCAGTGTGCGAATGAAGACCTACGAACTTGATTTTAGAAATCTTACGTTCCATTCATTAAACTCCATTTTCTTTCTAATTTAGGTATTTTATAATCTTTTATTCTATTAAAAATACTTGTAAAAGTTTTGCCATTAAAACAAAGTTTGTAAATATTACCATGCTTCTGTATTTTTGGAAGAACAATATTTAATTCTTTTTCAAGAACTTCTTTAAACCAGAGCATCATTTTCTCTGTGCCCAATATAGCAGAATTTATATATTGATATTTATCCTTATTTATAGTTTTATAAATTGTCCCATCACCATCTAAGTAACCAACAAAAAAAGATAATATTAAATCTATATCGTTTAATTTAGGTGGTTGAAGAATTAAAGATTTTTTTGGTATTATGTTAAAATTTTTCCTTAAATCTTCATATATCTTACGAGAACTTATCGATAAAACTGCAGCACCAGAATAATTTTTGATATCACCAGAATATTCAATATCTCGTTTTAGTTTATTTAAATGTTCCTTATCTCCCATTTGCAAACAAATATAAGTTCTATAGTCTCTTTCTCTTACATTTCCGTCAGCCGCTAAAAAGCCAGCCCAATAACAATTTAAAACATTTGGAGTTTCAAAAAAATTCTCATTTATATTATATCGTCTTTTGTGGGATAGCTTGTTTTTTCCAATACCTCTTTTATTATATAAAGATAATTTTCTAACCTGATTAACGACAGATTCAACTGTTCTTTCTAATTTAGAAGAAATTTCTTTATAAGATATTATTTCATAATTTTCTTTTAGATAATTATTTTCTTGTTCCGTCCATCTTTTTCCCATACATTTCTCTCCTACTATATTTAGGTGTTGAAATGTATTTTACCACAAAAGATAAATTAATTTAACTAATCACTTCACAATCAACTTCATCTTCATAGAAATAGTATTCCTTTCCATCAACTTGCGCAAACCAGATATAGCCATTGTCGTTTTCAGTTGAACTTTTTTCAAAAAGTTCATTATACTTTTCAACTTCGGTGATAATACCAAGTGTATTTTTAAGGTGAGAACGAGGACCGGGACGTGAACGAACTCGGGGACGAAGATAAAGACAAAAATAAAAATTAATATCTTTTATAAGGACAACATCGCCAACTTGGTATTTCATGTATCACCTAATAGAAAAGCCCGAATGGGCATGAAGTCCAACAAACTTAATCTTGGACAGTTTACGTTCAGTCATTTAAACCTCTTTTATTTTACGATAGGGAAGTATTGATAGATACCAGAAGAAATCATCTGTTTCAACTGAAAACGTGTGGAGTATCTGATTTTTCTTTTTCCTGCTTCAAGATGAAGTCCGTTTGCATCTTGTCTAAGAAAAATCCAAAAGATATTCTCTGTGGAAGTTGCTTCCACAAACATATCTCCAATACTGAATCTCATGCTCAATCCGGTATTTGATCTGCCCAATAAATATTGATAAAGTCCTCTAATGCGCGTTCATCACTTTCATAGTTGAAATCAGGTTTAGCAAATTTTGCGGATGCTTTCATATTAGAGATTGCTTGTTCACGCGTTATAGTTATTTCTTCACAGCAATCTTCATTATCAGCAGGTTGAATATAACGTATTTTCAAGCTTCACTTTTTCCTGACCAATTAATTGTAAGAATTTGAGTTTTAGAACTTGTTACAACGAAAAATTCTTTGTATTTCTGCTTGAATTGAATTGCGAGTTCAAAAAAACATGCTTGAGTGAGTTTTGTACAATCGTAATCAAATTCAAATTTACCTTGCTGTGCATATTTCTGAATATATCTCGCAATATCATTCATATAAAGAGGAATGCTTTTGCGTTCAGCTTGTGTCATTGGTTTTTCAGAAACAATCATTTCTTGACGAGCTTTTTTTGTTGTTTCCTTAACCTTTTCAAAATCAAGATCATCCTCCATTTTTGGAGAACGAGCCATAAGTTTCTTATCTTCTGTTAGAGCCATTTCCATAATTCCTCCAAAAGTAATTACTCTTCTAAATCATCTTTATCCACAGCAATAGGACTCCATTCGTGATATTTAAAAAATGACGGCCTATAAACCAATCTACTATTTTCGGAACGCATGAATTCTTGATAGTTTTTCCAAGAATCTATGCGAGAATACCATGCAGCTTGGCCTACGTTGTTCCCCTCTAGAGTAGCACACCCGAACACCTTGTCAAGCGTAAAGGAACGGGCACTGTATTGTTGATTTGCTGGGAGTCTTGTTTCTGTTATATTTTTCGTTACTTTGTCAATCTGGAAATCGGTAAATACTCCTGTTCCTTCGGATCTTATGACTCTGCGGAACTTTTTAAAGTCTTCTTTATCAAAAGTGAAAGGTAGGTATTCTCCATCTCGTATGGTCTTTCCATCGTGTTGCATATAAAAATTCTTTGGAGAACTTATCAGAGAGCGACTTTTATAGATTGAATCAAGAGGCACAATACCATATGGAAATGAAACGAAATATTTGTCCGGCACCACCCAAGAACTAATTGTTTTTGAAATGTGAAAAGCTCTGAGAGAACCATATATTACACTCCACGCTAAACAATCTCGTTTATCGCGATCTTTTGGATGGATTGGAACATAGTATATTGAGGTTTCTCTAACTTGTTCTCTCGCCATTCTTTCTTTAAATCGTGATTGAAGTAGTGAACCATACTCAAATATCCAATCACCTATTCTATCTCGTAAAATAGGCTGCATTTCACGATGAGCAACGATCCATATACTTTCACACCCGGCATAAGTACATTGAAGGACGGCATTTTCTACTGCTGTTAAATTATCAGCAACAGGCATAAGGGAATCGTGCCATGGAAATTTAAAATCAAGTTTCTGTCCAGCAATAGGAATTATGCCTGCCAAGTGAAATGTATTAACATCTTTTTTACCGTCTTCTATATCAGTCAACATATGGATTTCCTAACATAACTGTTACTTTTTTCATTAATGGACTTTTTGTTTGTTTTCTTTCCATTAATATCTTATCTTCTTGTTGTTGCGTATCAAACAATACCTCTCTTTTAAGAGTTGTTGTTTTTATTTTGTGAGTTCTGCAACCTTTTTTTAATTGTTCTACTCTACCAACAATTCCGTGATGTTTCAATACTTCTGTTGCTTTTAAGCGAGCATAAACTTCGCTATATCTTTCATCACTTAGCTGTTGTTGTGTTAGAGAAGAGATGGCAGCAACTTCAGTAGCTCTTCCCTCTATCATTGTATAAAAATTATTGATGAAATCGTCACTGATATTAATTTTATTTATTATTTCTATATCTGGTAATTGTATATTCTCAATCTTAATATAATCAAATACTCTTAATTTTCCTGTGTGCTGGGCTTGATCATATCTGATCAATTCTTTGTTCTGAATTTCTATCTTATATGCTGTCTTTCCAAATACAGTAACAACATTGTCCTCGTCAAGCCTATAACTTCCAGCTTTTTGACCAATAGGATTTAATCCTGCATATGATAAATAATAACTCAGTTTTCTCCATATTCTTGCTTTATTGGAGCCGAGAGGATCAACATCTCTATAAAAAGGTATTTGAGGATTTACCATTATTAGTGGCAAACCCTCAACATAACTGTGTATAAGTGCTTCTAATGTTCCGCCAAGGATTACCGTGTCATAACTTAGTTTTTCTAATTTTTCCATATAAATATTTGTAGTAGAATATCACGGCAACGAAAACAATGTTTAGAGAATAGTTTATCAATAATGGATAAGAAAACTTTTCAAGAAGAACATATAGCAAAGTAAAAACTTCACCTATCATCCACAGCCACAGCATACCATGACTTGTGCCATCTGCGTTTTTATCTTTATAAACCTTTACTGCCTGTGGAAAAGCACAGACAGCAAGACAAAGACCACCAATCCAACCTAATAAATCCATCATAACTTTCTTACTTCGTTATAAGCAGCCATTGTCTCTGGAAAAAGTTGTTGTGCTATTTTTTGCATCGCGTTAGCGACCTGAACTATTTCCCACTGTGCTCCTTCATGAGAGCGAAGATCAATAAATTTAAGAATATTATTCAAATTTGCGGAAGCGTAATACTGAGTATAAAGATTTTGTGGTAATACGCCTCTTGCTTGTTCCCGACAAACACCTTTTTCCATCAGTTCATTATAAAGTTTTACACAGTCTTCATGATGCTCACGAATAGCAGTAGAAGCAGTTCTTGTTCTTCCTTGACCCCATTGATCTGTCTCTGTCAGCGAAGGATCAATAAGCTCATTTTCGTTACTTGCTTGACGATTGCTTTTATGTTGAGTTCTAAACTGTTCTGGCTCATAAAACTCTAACTTTTCAGTGGTATAGCGCCTTGAAATCTCATTATAACTCCAAGTTCTATGACGATGGTGCTGTGAACGGATGAAAAGAGGAACAATACATTTGAAAGTTATATTACAATGTTCCAAAGTGGAAGTATGCCTATGTTTGATTAAATAACGAATAAGTTTTTTATCTTTATCAGATAATTCATCTCCTTGAGCATCTTGTCCAAAACTAACGCGGGCTGATCTAGCAACAGTGGCATCAGAACCCATTGATTGGATTAACTGTATTTTACCAATTTTATCATCATATAGATCAATACTAACATTTTTATCTTCGTGGTTCATCGGTATCCTCAATGGTTTTTAACCATAAATAAAGTTTTTCAATTTCTTCCAAACAAGCATTATTTTTCATTCTATTTGCTTTGTATGAAATAAAAACGACATTATCTTTTGTGTATCCCTTTTTGCAATCTATTCTATCAATTGAAGGCGAATTGTCAGCAGCAATTCCATAAGATTTTTCTAGAACAATTCCAAGGATTGGACATATTTCTGGTATTTTTATATCTTCGATAGTCAAATCGAAATCTAAATTTAAATTCTTGGAACGACTTCTTGCTCTCGATAGCATTGTTTTTTCTATATTATTATTACGCCATTTTGCCGATTTATCACTGTGATATTTTTTATAATCTTCGCTTTCTCTTGATTTATAAGACTGTCTGGATGTTTCATTGTAGCAAATAATGCATATAGAGCGTTTGTGTTTTTTGCTATCACCCCTAGAATAGTAATCTTCTAATTGTTTATCTTTTTTACAACGTTTACATTTTTTCATTTGTCGGTTTTACTATTCATTTCCAACCATCCTGTGAGCAAACATATTCTCCACAGATCTTACCACGCTCTTGACAAGCTCCACAGGCACTTTCAATTATAATATCTCTTTGCACCGGCATTTCTGTGATACACCATATTGCACTCACAAAGCCACCAACTAACAATCCAATCAAAAATATAGGAAGACCATCCTCTTTCATTTTTCCACATCCAAGGTAATTTTGTGTGCTTTACATAACACATTTGCGCTATCCAGTAAATCTTGTGCTGCTTGACAGCCATAGCCAATAACATCGCCATCTTGTATCAGGTGTGAGGCTATCACTTGTGTCATTTTTACAAAATCAATAAGTTCTTTGTTTTGTAGGCGAAGTTTTTCAGTTTGTTGTTCTAAAATACGATAAAGAGCATTCATAACTTATTCTTTCTTGTTTTTAGGTCGGCTAAAGGTCACAGATCTTCAAAGTCATATACCCATTTCATTTTGATTTGTGCCGAACCGATTGCTATATCTCTATAATCTTGAAGAGAATATGGGTTTGGAGGTATATAATCTTTGCTTGTTTTATTATAGATCCACATTTTCAAAATGTCAAGTGGTATTAGCAAATACCATCTATATCGCCAAAGTTTGATATGCCAAGGTTGGTCTTGGAAGCGATTACTCATTTATCACCGACTTTCTTTTGTTGTATTCAGTTGTGAACTTCTAGGAATAAAGCGAAATCATAAGTATGTCATTAAAAAGCGAGATCCGTGGCGCTTTGGAAGCATACCACGGATCAACGAAGCTGACAAACAGGGGGAATGATTAAAGTATAAAAATTATCTCTTTCCTTCTTTCTTTTCCTTTTTCTTTTCCTGTTTTTCTTTTGTTGTCAATTTTTGTTTATTATTCTTGTTGGTTTTTTCTTGACCTTTACCCATATATATCTCCTTATATTTTACTGTCCATTGCCAATTCTATCAATCTTTCATAGCCACGAACATTTTCTGGATTGTCCACCATATAACGGTACGAGAATTCACGTGATTTTTTAAGATACTCATCGTTAAGATATTCATTATCATCAAAATTTTCAGCAACATATGCCAAATGCTCTACAGCTTTTACAACATCATTTTCATTGTAATACCAACCAAGCTCTTTCATGAATGGACTGTTATGAATAATAGGATAACCAAGCCAAGAAGCATCAAGGTATACATAATTTAATTCACACTGGTTTTGATGACTCAAAACAATATCTGTATGTTTTTGTAAAGTCCAAGTCATTGGATATCTTGCTTCAAAGAACATTTTTTTAGCAAGATAACTATCAAGTTCTTTTACAAATGTTACCATGTCTGGTTTTGTTTTAATCTTTTCTCCACAAAATACATTTAATCTTTCTAATAAATCAGGATTTTTTCTATAGAAAAGCTCTGTGGTTATGATAGGAACCAAACTGGTTTTCACCATATTAATATTTGGTTCCATTGTTGAAATACGTTTTTGCTTTAATCCAGATGGTGTATATTTTCCTGGAAAGTCTTTTGGATTTGAAGCATTTAACAATCTTGCGTGTTCTTCAATGAATCTTGGATCCCAAATATAGGGACCAATATAAGTTGGGCAACCATATTGTGCTTCAAACAAATATCTATCTCTATCAAAGAAGTGAGGAGATAACCAAACAGCACTAACTGTTCCGGAGTTTCTTAAATAGATATTTCTTGCTTCTTCGTTTGGTTTAAATAAAACAGTTTCATTAAAGACTGATAATTCGGCGCCCATGATTTGTTTAACAATTTTTTTGCCAAGCTTCTTGAAATCGCGATAACGGTCACGATGCATTGAACCTTGACCTACAACAATAAGATCACATTTTTCTTTTGCCTCATCAAGACTTATCATGTGCTTGGCATAATCTTTCCATGGACCTGTTGTGTCTAATGGAATCTTTTCTGATGCTGTGTTTATTATATAAGCGTTTTCAACATTACGACATTTTTCATAAACATCTCTTAATGTAATAACGTTTTGGCGAATACCATTAGTAAACAAAGAATCGTTCGGTTTATCAACCAAAACTGTAATACCAACATTAACTTTTCTTTCAAATTTCATAAAAATACCTACCACCAATAATTAGTTTTTAAAATAGAGTTCTGCTTCTGCTTGTCTGCGAGTTGTTAAACCTTTTAACACCTTTCCAGCAGCTTTATTCCACTTCAGAAACTCGTTCTTGATTAGAGGGTTACTTGGATTGGTATTAATCAATTTAAGTAGTGTAGAGGATTTTAAGGCGCCCACACCAACATTATAAGCAAAGCATACAAGAGCATCAAACTGATGTTGAATTATATCATCTCTTGAATATGAATCAACATGTTTTTCAAATGTTTTTAATACATTTTGAAGAAGCTGAGTTGCTCTTTCTTCTGTGATTGGTGGATCATCTAATTTTACTTTTGTTCCATTTTCATAAAATGTTGCACCGTAACCAATAGTTGGTACTGCCGCTGGACAAAGATATGGTTGAGCACAGAAACCTTCAAACTTCTTTATAAGATTCAACGCTTCCTTTGAAACTTTTGTTATTTTTTCTGCCATATTTAGAGTCTCCAGTGAATCGCTTTTTATAAATATAGTCAAGAATATTAATAATATTAACTTTTTCAAAAAATAAACCTACCTTGCTTAAGGGTAGGTTTATATCATAATAACAAATTTGTAAAGCTTTATAGAGGACCAGGAATAAAGGTACTTGTGTATCTTGCAGTACCTTTAGTGATTCTAAATTCATCCATATAACCCAGATAACCATTTACTCCTGGGTTTGCTATGGAGTTAGAACCTATTACGAATGGTGAATTGTCAGAAGTTATAGTACCGGCGATTATTGACATCACGGTTTTAACACCATTAATAAATACTGAATATTCATTTCCATTTCTAACAAAAGCTACGTGCGTCCAAACATTTGGAGAAATTACAGCTGTAGGAGTGGTATAAGCTACACCCCACGTTGTACTGTTGACGGTTGCATAAAATGATAAAGTATATTTAGCTTGAGCAGAATTATACGTCATGAAAGATAGAATTGATCTAAACAAAGCTGCTGATGCTCTGTTTCCAAATAGGTGTTTTTGAGTATTATTAGCAAGACCAGAAGTTGGATTAATCCACATTTCAACAGTGAAGTTTCCGCTACCAAAGTTGTAATTACTGCTAGCTGGTGCTGACAAATAATCTCCATTACCATCAAAATATATACTATAAGCTCCATATTTAAACTGTGTTGAAGTTCTTGATACGTTTCCATAAGGGGTAATATTAACGGCATTTGTACTGCTATCAACAAAGTAATTAGTATTACCATTTATATCAAATGAGTAATCTTCACCCTTCAATAGCAATGCAGTACTGCCATAATATTGTTCGCTGGCTACGCCATATAGCGAAATACTACCGGTGCTTCCTCCGCTTGAACTAAATGTTATACTTCCTGTTTTAGTGCCAACACTTGTTGGACTAAATGAAGCAGTTATAGTTTTTGAACTACTACCGGTCAAACTAAAAGAAGTTGGTGAAAGAGAATATTGATCAGTATTGTCACTAAGTGTTATTGTTTCTGCTGCACCTGCACCGGTAGATATTATATTAAAACTACTAGTATAAGTACTTCCAACTGTGTTGATACCACCAAATACCAAACTATTTGTATTAGAAGTGAGTATAAGTGGTCTGTATACACCAGAGCCAGTTAATGAGACATGTGCAACGTCGCCGCCGCTAGCAGAAAGAGTTAACACTCCAAGTTTTGAGCCATTTGAAGTTGGTGTGAAATAAACAGTGATAGATTGAGTTTGGTTTGTGCCGGTCATACTAACAGAGGATGGAGAGAAATCAAATTGGTCTGAATCATCTGCGAGAAGAACTATGTCTTGAACTCGTCCACCAGCAGAAATGACAAATGTTGCACTGGATGTTTCATTTACATATCCAGAACCAAAATTAAGATTTCCTACACTTGATGTGATTATAAGTGGATTTGCTATACATATACCAGACAAATTTACATTTGCTGTTGAACCGTTACTTGCAGCAACAGAAATTGAACCAGTTTTAATACCCCAACTTGTTGGAATAAAGGAAACTGTTACAGTTTGACTTGTATTTTGTGAAAGTGAGAAGGTGGAAGGAGAAAATGAATATTGATCAGTGTTATCTGATAATGTTATTGTCTCTGTTGCATTGCCGGCAGTCGCCGAAACGACAAAAGTGTTTTGACTAGTGTCTCCAATACAAGTATTTGCAAAAGATACATTTGAACTATTAACAGATAAAACTAAAGGTACGATTCCATCTATTTCGCTATAAAAAAACATATTTATATTTCTCCAGAGTTCGTGACTCTATTAACAAATATAAATAGTTTTATTTAATTGTTAAAACATGTTTTCTATTACGTAAAGAATTCCAAGAAACATGAACCCAACCACTTTCAGGAACGCCTTCTTTATAGTATTCTAAAATCAACTGATCAAATTCCATATTATCTTTGATCCAGTTAAACAGCGTTCTATTATCAATTCCAACAATCTCAATATCTGCTGCTTGTCCTGTTAAGTGTTGACTATTTTTTGCTCCACCAATTGCCTTATTTAAGGCTGGTCCGCGATAGCCACTATTAATTGTTATTGGTCTTGCAAAGTTAGCTCTTATTTTTTCTAAAACATTTTCACAAAGGTGTTTTAGGTTTTCTATTACTTCTGGTCCTGGAGTATTATCAATACCTTTACGGGCACCAGTTTGTGACTTAGTCATTTCTTCTAGAGTAAAATGTTGAGTTAATTTCATGATTGTTATTTTTTTCTACTTATCCTTTCTAACATAACAGCAAAGCATATACCAATAAACCAAAAAGGTATACTTGCTATCATGCTTGACATCAGGATATAAACACCTATAATTTCCATAACATATATAATTATATCCTAATCCCAAAATCTATCAAGTGTTTCTAAGATACCAATAAAATCACTAAATGGGTCTCCACTACGAAATGCACCAACTTGCGTTGGGAAATCGCCATAACGACAGTAATTGTTATCAATATGATGTTTCATCTCTTCAAGTTGCTTTACAGCTGCTTCTGTAATAAAATTAGAAGAAATATATTGAGAATACTTGAATTTGTTATCTCCGAGAGGTACAAGACAATCTGCACCGACGCAATCAAGTATTTTACAATAACCAAGATCATAAGGACTTGGTTTCTTAAATACCATTTGTTTAAATTCGCTATCTTCTATATCTACGTAAGTTACCTCTGCTGCATCAAAATTAGCGTAATGCTGTTCATACTTTTCACGATCAAGCAAAACAACTGCTTTATAATATTTACCAAGCATACCAAAATAGAGATCTTCTGCTGGTGCCTCAAAAACCACAGTAATTTTAAAAAACAAGCTGTTTTCGCTATGTGACTTAGTGTTCTCGGACTTCTCAATTGAAATGATTTTCATGTTGCTATTCCTCTGGATTCTCTTTTTTACGACAATTAGAACATAATGTTGTTATCCAACCATTGTTATTGATTTTTCCCGGTAGTCCACAATCTTCGCAAGTAACAGCACTCATTCTTTCTGCCATAGCAATGACGCCTTCACAGAAGTGATCTCCACCATAGGTGTAGATACGCAGGGTTCCAAACTTCTCTTTAATTTGAGAGAATACAAGTCGTGTTGGCACTTGTTGCCATTGTTCTCTAAATTGTTTCTTTTCTATGTCTTTTGCCACATATTCCTGAACTTTTTCATCTGGATATTTAAGTTTTGTCTTATAATGAAAATTGAGATTTTTAGTGTTTCCGTTGATAGCTTGTTTTAGTGCGCGATTATATCGCTTAATGAGAGCGGCAGATTTACGTCCTTGTTCAATATGCCAGTCAATAACATTACATGCATTATTTAGAATGCTAAACCAACCATCACCGTGTTCACATCCAAAAGGCATACAGCTTTGTGTTATGGGAAGGTGTCGTTGTTTAAACAATTTTGGATATTCGTTGTAAAGTTTTTCTTCAAGTTCTTTTTTCATAATTTTATGCCTATCAAAATAATAAAAATCCTTGATGGACTAACTCTTTGAAAATTAGTCCATCAAGGATTATCGTAATTCACTCTTTAAGAATTCCAATAACAAAATTTTCTTTGCAAGTTAGAAACATTACATCTCCAACCCTGCTTTCTTCAACCATGTTTCCTTCAATCAAAACTAGTGCACCAATATGTACTGATACAATACAATCATTTGAATAATCAAGTACGCGAAACACTTCGTTATCAGATCTGTTCTTCTTTGACTTGTCCGGAAGAATAAAGCCAGATTGAGGTTGTTCCTCTTCTGTCTTTACCCTTTCCAAGACAAGTCGCTTATTTCTTGCTTCAAGTTTCATTATCAGACTCCAATTTTAAGCTTGTTCTTAATCACACTGATAAATTCTTCAAAATCTTCAAGTTCTTCGCCTTTTTGGGCCATACGGTATGCACGGAGAAGTTTACTTTGATCTTCGCGTGAAAGAAAGCTATTATCAGCATAGTGCTTTTTAAGTGCAAGTTTATGTTCGCGATAAGGTTCAATTGCTTCTTCAATCGTATTCAATTGCTTGAGATAGTTGACAATATGTTCTTCGCGGTTAAGTTTTTTATCGTTTTGCTCAAGGGTCTTTAGATCAGTCATTTTATTCTCCTAATAGAAAGCGCCCCGATCTAGTGGGACGCCTCCAGTCTAACAGGTTTTCAGTCGGTGTCAAGTCACGACGCAAGCTCCACCGCTACAAGCTGCTTCTCCGGAAAGATTTGTATAGTCTTGATCTTCACGGATCATATCAATATCAACGCTAACTAATTGTTCAATACGCTGTTTATATTCAGCTTCACCGATGTCTTGAAATGGCGCCTGATGATAAGTGTGATCGGAATGAGGTAGTAGAGAGATTGCTGCATAGCTATCTTTATTGTTCCACATCCAATCAGTAACTTCTGCCCATTCACCATCTCGCACAGACACAGTGATGGAAACATTATGCGTATTGTCTCCTCTCTTATGTCCACCTTGAACCCAATCAAGATATACTTTCTTCATACGCTCAAGTTGCTCAATACCGGTTTCATTTCTTGTAATGGCACCTTCTGGTGCTTTTTGTGGTAATACAAGAATACCATTATTTTTATTGAAAGCATCATCTTCAAGAAGTTCTGGGTGGAACATTTTTAGGTAACCATACATCGTTTCTGTTTTTAGTAGACGCATACGACGTAGATAAAAGTCACTATGCCAAGCATGAATACCAGAGCTTGAACCGAGAACACAAGAAGTTGTACCACTTGGTTTTACGGTTGTTACACGCGCTGCTTTGTTAATACCAAGAACTTTTGCCATTCTTTCATTTTCTTTTATTGCTACTTCTGCTGCTGCAGCCATATCAAGTTGTAACACTTTTCCACTTGCAATACCAGTCATACCAATTCCAAGAAGTGCTTCTTTTTCAGTTGTCTTACGCCAAATATCACGGAGATAATGAAAATCTGTATATGAAGCTTGTAGAGTTCCAATAAATGCCGCAGCTTTTACGCGAGCTTCATAATCGGCTTGATCAACAAGATCGCTAGCATTGATTTCACAAAGATTGCAGAATTGATTGGTCCTCAAGCCAATTTCACCACATGGATTTGTTCCCCAATCTGGATTATTCGTCCAAAAAATACCTGGTTCTCCAGCTTTGCTTTCTTCGGTAATTTTTAAAATACGCTCAAAGTCGCTTTTGTCTTTCATTTTGTGACGTACAATAACAACACTATTATTTGCACGACCGCGTTGTTCTTGAACATAAAACCATGGAACAATACCGCTATCTAAAAAGAACGGAATGTCGTGTTCTGCTACATCCGCCTCAACGGTGCGGACACCATACGCAGGGTCATTGTAGGCCATTTTAAGACGTTTGTAAGTGGTATTTGTAGCCTCATCAACAGTACGTACTTCAAGCTTAACTTGATTGCCATATTGATCATGCTTTGTGATGGTAATTGGCTCATAACTTACAAGCTTAAAATTACTCTTGCAGGTAAGCATCACTTCATCATCAATGTCAAACAATGAAATCATTGCTGAACGTCGGATTCCACCAGCAAGAACAGCGTCAGCCAAATGACAAAGAATGTCATGAATTTGTACTGAACGAAGTTGTTCTCCGCTTTCAACACTGTCAAGGATACCACGAACATTATCAAGTGCTCGCTTTAGTGGTTCTGGACCGGGTGCTTTGCCTCCACCGGTTTTAATTGGCGTACCTTTGGCGCGAATTGATGAATAATCAAAACGAATTTTTGGGGAGTTTGATTGCATGTATGATTTTAGCAATACCTTTACAGAGTCAGCCCAACCTTCAATGCTGTCACCAATGAGAAACTTCTTTTCTCCTTTTGTTGGCTTTGTAACCGGAGGTAGTTTTTCAATGTGTTTTTTCTGAACTGAATAACCTACACCACAACCAGCAAGCAGTAGAAACATAGTTTCGTTAAAACTATGAATACTATCAATATGTTGGAATGAACAATTATAAATGCGTGAATTGTTTACTTCAATTGCTTTACCACCAAATTGCATTGAGCGCATTGATGGAAGAACTTTTTTGTCATAAACAAATTTATATGCTTCTTCAATCTGATCTTTTAGATCAGGAAATTTAGAAATATGCATTGCTTTATTACGATCAACCAACTCAATCCAATTTTCACGGCGTCCTAGTTTTTCATCAAACTTGGCATATCGTGAAAAAACTGTTACATCTGACAAAATTTTGCTTGCTTTATCCATTTGTATTTCCTCCGGTTAATTCTTTCTGTTCTTTTTTGTGTTTTGCGTATTTTTCTTTTAATTTCTTAGATTGTTCTGCCGCAGAGTTTTTATTGATTTCATCTATTGATTCGTTTGTAGGCTCCATCACTTTAATCTCTACGTTTGAGGTATCCATGAAAATTGGGAGAACAATACCATCTGGACCATTTCTATTTTTTGCAATAAAAATACGTCCTGTATTGTTTTGTTTATGCGTAGCTGTTCTGGAGAGTGAGAAGATAAAATCTGCAACGAAACATTTGTTAAACGCTTCGCTAATACTTTCCATCGTTACAACTTCGGCATTTAGACCTGAACGGTTGGTTTGTGAGGCTGTCCAAACAGGGCATTTAAGTTCTGCTGCAATACCACGAAGTTCCTCATAAATACCTTCCAATTCATTTCGTTTCTCTCTTTGAGCCATTACTGGCTTCAATAGATCTCCGTAATCAACCACTATCATATCTACCTTAAAGTCTCTTTGTTCAAGTTTCTTAAGGTGATTTCTCAGCGTTTCCGTTGAAGCTGATTTGGTTGGATACTCTTTAATTATCAACTTGCCGGGAATGTCTCTAACTTTTTCGAAAACTTCTTCTTTTACAAGATTCAATGCTTTTAATGGAAAACCTGTCAAACAACTGTCAAAACGTCTTCCAATGATCGTATCTCCAAGCTCTAGAGTATAATAAACAACATTTCTTCCTTGCTTCATTGCCTGTGCGGCAAGATGAACAAGTACCATGCTTTTACCAGCACCGGTTGGAGCAACGACAACACCCAATTCTCCTTTTCCATGACCACCCTGGATAAAGTTATCAATAACATCCCAACCGGTTGAAATTGGATCACGGGATTTTAATTTATATCGTTCTTCAAAGTGCTTTAAGAATTCATATCCATGTTCAGTATCAAGTCCAAGCTTGAGAGCGTTGTTAATAGTTTTAGCAACTTCGTCAAACGAAGAAGATTCCATCAGACTAACGCTCTTCAACATCGCTTCTTTGAGTTTCTGTTTTTTACAGAAATCAAGACTTTTATCTTTTACATATTCGTCTTCAATATCTTCAACTGTTCCGGAAAGAACACGCGCAAAATAATCACGCACCTGTTTTTGCATTACAGGCGTTTGCTTTTCAAGTTCTGACCGTAGAATTGTCTCTACAGTTGATCGGTTTGGAAAACAACCATATGATTTGTTGTATTTAAATACATAATCTACAAATACTTGTAGATACTTTAATTCAAAGAAATTAATATCTAATACCTCACTTATTTGTGAGGCAAAAATTGAATCATCTAGAATTAGTTGAACAAGTTTCTCTTGGAATTCTTTCCCAAAAGAACCAAGTGAAGGTTCGTTTTTTATGGCCATACTCTCCTCAAGGGAACGTCAGCATACTTCAGCTGCGCGGTGGTGTCAAGGCGCGGTCTTGTGATCATTGATCATCCTATTGAAAGTGGTAAATAATTCATTTAAATTCAAATCAGCAAATCCATCCATAATGGAAGATTTTAAAAATTCTGTTTTGTTAAATTCTGGTATAAAATTATCTAAAACATAATCACTTTTGCGTTGTGACTGAAGAGACATGTTTGGCTGGTAGAGTTGCATAATTTGATAGTTTAAGCATATTTTTTCTTTTTCTGCCAATATACTTTCAAATATTTTTCCACCTTCTTTAGTGTTTTCGCATTTCTCAAAGATATCATCAGTCGTATACCTTTCTTCTTCGGCAAGCCATTGGAATTTCTTGGCTAAATTTACCAATCCAACACCGCGAACACCATCAAGATTGTCACTTTTGTCTCCCACAATAGAACGAGCAAGAGCAAAATTATTTGGATGAATCTTAAATTCTTCAATAACACGATTCTTGTTTAAGATCTCTTCTTGAACAGGTCGCATTAGTATAGTTTTATCGTCCAATAATTGAATAAAGTCTTTATCACTGGATACAATTACTTTTACATAATTTTTATGATTTTTGTGTTGAACAACATAAGAAATGATATCATCTGCTTCAACATTTTCTTCCATTAATTGGATTACTGGGCAGAAATTGAGATAATCAAAGGTTTTAAATTGTTGCCAGATACGATTTTCAAATTCTTGCTTGTCATCTAACACCTGCATGTTCCTATTAAGACGCAATGGGTTTCTTCCCTCTTTATAATCCTTGTGAAGAGCTTTTTTCTTCATACTGCCGCCAGGTCCATCATGACAAATAATGATTTTGTCTGGTTTTGTCTCACGACTAATTTTTTGTAAAGACTTGAAAACACCAACTATTCCACCAATAGGTTGTCCTTGTTTAGAAATAGACGGATTAACAACATAAGAACGAATGAACAAGTTCAGAAAATCAATTATCAATATTTTTTTCATAGCATTTGTCCTATATGGTATTGTAATAAAGAATAGATGTGCCCCCATGCGGGGGCACATTTATAGTTATATTATTTAGCGTTTGTGATTGAAATTTATAACTAGTTGAAAGTGATAATCGCCGCTGTCAGTCTCAAAACCAGTAATGCTTTTATCTTCCAAAACAATACCTTTTTTTGCACACCAACCTTTTAGTGCTTCAAGCACTTCATGTTTTTCAAATACATAACGTCCCTCGGATGTCTGTTGATTGAAATTACTCTGCATCAGTGGACCACATCTTGCGAATTGGGTTGCGAATTAGTCAACATCATATTGTCATTTTTTGAAAACAATAAACCATTATTCTGCTTTTTAATATTTACAAACTTCCAGCCAGTATCTGTTTGAGAAGAAACTGTGATCTTGCCAGAAAGACCGCTATGAAGCAGCGACAGTTGTAGATTTTTGCGAATACGCTCGGCAATATCTTGCTTTTTAGTATTGAATACCAATTCAGTATATGTAATATTGCTTGGATAATTTTCCTTGATATATCGGTTCATAATAATGAGCCGACGATCTGACCTTTCCATAGTAAGAAACAAATACTTGATCTTATTAATGTGTTCGTGTTCTTTTTGAACTTTAATTTTTACGCTGACAATAAAATTCTTATTCATAATGTTTCCTTTTTTAGATAGCAATGAATTCAGTTACAACAAACTTACCATGATGCGAGTCGCCATGACGATCAAGAAACAGATTGGTAAGTTTACTTGGTTGTCCAATAAGGCCAATCATGTCGCGGTTCTTCAACTGGCTTACGATGCCATCGTCGTTCAAATATGTCACGCGTGAAACGCCTGCTTGTTTCAAGTTATGTTGACAAAGAAGACATGGCTTACCATTATGATTTTCGCGAGCAATATTAGAAGTTGTATTATTGAAACGATACAAATAAAACTTGCTACCGTTTGCTTTTTCTCCCAATTTACTCAACAAATCAATTTCAGCGTGCATTGAACATTTGAAAACCGACTTATTACGGGCATAACGACGCTTATTTACTCCAAAATTAATAATCTTACCGCCTTTTACGGCAAAAGCAACAATTTGGTGCTGCAAGGTGTCATCACGATATTCAGTGGCAATACTTTCAGCGAGATACTACAAACGACGAATAATTCATATTCATCCCTCCTGTTGACCCGCCCGGGGCGTTGGTCAGCCATCATAACAGGGGATCTCTGCCATGTCAAGCGGCAGGGCGGTACAAATAAGAAACCCGCATTTCTGCGGGTTCTTTTATCAATGCTGAATATCTTCTCCCTTACCATCATTAAGAAAATCTGACGCATTTCCAATTTTTTTATCAAACTTCTGGATTACTTCATAATCAAAAATTTCCATAACGCGTTGTTTGAATTTATCATTGGTCTTCATTAGTTTAGTAAATCCTTCTTCAAGACCTTGCCATTTTTCTACTGTTCCGTCGGCATAAGTTAGTTTATTCCATACGCCACTTTCAAGATGATCTGTTTTGCCTTTGATTGCTTCAAGTATACTTTCTTCATTCATTACGCCGACTGTGTCTCCCCATAGGATTTTGAACTCTGCAACACGATTCTGCGTTCCGAACCTACTTTTTTCTATGCGTGCTTTGACATTAGAACCAATCTGGTAGCCTTTGTCATCATAAACCATACTATCTTTGGCAAATGACTTTGTGAGCCATATACGAAGACTGGTGAAGTAATCTGGTGAACTTCCACCCGGAGTATTATATTTCTGGCTGTCAGTCAAATACTTTCCACCCATTGGGGCTTCACTTGTTGCTTTAATGTTTATTTTTAGTTGGTTCAAAATCAATAGTGTACATTCTCTTTGGGCAAGAGGTGTAGTTATTTTTTGAAATGCTTTTGCCAATAGCGCAGCCTTTACACCAATACGTTCATTTGGATTAAAAGTTCCTTCTGTGTCAACTTTTGTTGGTGTAGCAGCAAGGCTATCAATAATAAATAAGAATTTCTGATCACTTGAACCCATCAATGTTTCAATGGTTTCAAATACAGTTTCAAGATCAGGAGGCTGAATATAAATCAAATCATCTACATTACATCCTGCTTTTTCTAAGAATTCACTATTCAAAGCACTCTCAGCATCAAAATATACTGGAGTGATCTCTTGCTTTTGAGCATTACCAGCAATTTGGGCTGCGAGATAACTTTTACCTGTAGCTTGTAAGCCTGCTAATTCCACTATTTTTCCAACGGGAATGCCGCCCATCTTTCCTTTGGCTACAATGGCGTCAAGCCAAGTAGAACCAGTGGAAATCCACTCTTTTACATCAGTTGGATTTTCTTTATTTAGATCAAAAACAGCACCTTTCAGTTTTGAATTAAGAGATTTCCTCAATTCACTAACATCTACTTTACCGACTTTTACTTCTTGTTTTTCTTTAATTCTTGCTGCCATTTGTATTCTCCTGAATATTTCTTTTGGTTCAAAAAGAAAACCACCAAAGAGATTTTAACCTCTTTGGTGGCTCCTGTCAAGTACTAGATATCATCAAAGGTCTAGTTCGCGAATAGCAGCGTCTACAGCATTATCAACGCCACCACCCTTTTCCACACCAACACTGGTTTCATCTGGTTCAGCAAGATGCTTATCCAATGCAGCCTGTACTTCCTTTGTGGTCATTCTCGTAAAGATAGCTGAAAGATCAGGAATACTATCCAGCAAATCTTTACACTCCTGACTATCAAGTCCCTTGCACATTGGGGTTGACTTTGGTTTTGGCTTTACGCCCATCATTGAATACCGAGCGCCAGGCTTCTTGTTCTTATCAACTTTCAAATCAAATCCGTTTTCTGGATCAGTAATATCTCCAAAGTCTGGGTCAAGAACAGTCTTCAGAAGTTCCTCGTAAACGACCTTACTGTATGACCATACCTTTACTCCGTCCTTTTCACTTCCCCGAACAAGGATTGGTGAAAGAAAACGTTGACGGACGAAAAGTTCCTTTGCAGCAGCTACGCTATCAGGTTCACCTGACTTGAATAGCTTGGTTGCAAATTCGCAAATCGGACAATCTTCTCCGAAATTACGCTTTGGACACATTACACTCTGGCTTCCAACATTATAATGGAACCAGAACTCCTTGAACGGATCACCATCTGGGGTTGGCAGAATACGTACTTCGTGAAGCCCATCTTCTGGCTTCCAAAAGGCTGATTCTGAATTTGACTTACCTTTGTTGTTGAGCTTCTCAAGTTTTTTCTGCATAGCGCGAATATCAATACCCATAATTAATTACTCCTTGTGGCACGTCAACTTATTGTTGCGTAGACCGTTAATGTTGGAACTAACAATGCCAATCATATTGTCGGTAAGCATATCAAATAACTTTCAATACCGACTCATATACAACTAACATGCTCTCATAAAAAAGTAAAGGGCAGATTTCTCCGCCCCAAACTTCAAGTATCTTTACTTATCAGCTACGTGAACGACTCTTAGTCTTTACTACGTTACGAGCACGGGTTGCAGTAACACGACCTGAAGCTGCTGACTTCTTTGCACGCGTAGAAGTAGTGGTAGCAGCTACACGATCACGTACCGTGAGTGAACAATCTACTGGAACTACTGCGCGGCTATCTTCAGTTGCATATACTTGACCCGTAGCTACATTTGCAAACATAAATGAATCTACTTCATCTAGCGTACCTTCTTCCAGTGAACGAGCACTAACTGAAAGTAGTTGATATACAGTTCCGGAAGCTGAACGTGGAAAGCGGAAAGTCTCTCCTGCACGAAGATGAGAAAGCGTTACACGTCCGGCTTTTCCGGTTGGACCACGACGATTAACAGTTACTTTTGACATTTTGAGTTCCTTTGTTAGAGCACCGACAACCGCTTGGGTATTCGGTGATGATGGACCAATCTTAGCAGAGATCAGATCGCTTGTCAAGTCTGGCTCGGAGGCTGGATGAACTTGGTTTTTGCGACACAATAAACAAAATTTTCTTTGTAGTTTGTTTCATATATTTGAAACAATATTTTAACATTTTCTTTTTGTTTCTCTTTAATCTGAGACTTAATGGTTTGTAGCAGATTTTTTTCTTTTTTCAACGTGTTTGAATTGATAGCAAAGTAATAAACAATTTCTTCTATATTATTCAATTCAAAAAACCACTTTACTTCTGTGGTACCTATTTCAGACAATCCGTAGGTCTGAATTCTTGTTATGTCACTTAATTCTATATTATTAGACAATATAGGCTTTATGTTGCTATAGATGTTAATATAATGAGAAGTAGAAGAAATCAAGTTAGTTAACTGATCGTTCATTTCTAGAATACTAACTTGATTCAGTATTTTTTCTAAATTTATTTTATCAAAAGCTACAAAGGTTTTAAACAGTCCGGATCTTGTATATTCTTGTAAAATACTGAATGTGATCTTGTCTTGTAATCTTTCAATATTACCCATTAATTCTAAATCAGAACGAACATAATAGATATTGATTTTTCTTTTTTTAAAATTTTCTAAAAATGCCAGTATTATTCCACTTATAGGTTCCGAACCATCAACAAATACTGATATTTCATCATTCTTGTCAAGAATAAAATCTTTTAATTCTTTTGAACACTTTTTTTCATATTCTTCAGAATTTTTAAATTCTGGCATGACAAATGTATTACATTCATTCTCGCTTGTATCTATGCTATAAACTTCATATTGAGGATATGAAGAAAATTTATTTACAAGCTCAGAACAAAAACTACCTATTCCAACCAAAGAAATCATATTATTTTCCTTCTTGTTTCTTCGCTGATATTCTGCCTTTAAGTGCTTCACTGATTTTCTTTTTATGTTCTTCGCTGTGTTTTTTACCTTTAAGTGTTTCACGGATTTTCATTTTTGTTTCTTCGGAGTGTTTTTTACCTTTATTTGCTTCACCTATTTTTCTTTTCGTTTCTTCGCTTCTATTTCTATTTACTTCACTGATTTTCCTTCTTGTTTCTTCGCTGAATATCTTGCCTTTGTGGGCTTCACTCATTTTCCTTCTTGTTTCTTCGCTGATATTCTGTTTTGCTTCAATCATTTTCTGCCTTGCTTCTTCGCTTACTACTTTGCCTTTAAGTGTTTCACGGATTTTCATTTTTGTTTCTTCGGAGCGTTTTTTACCTTTATTTGCTTCACCTATTTTTCTTTTCGTTTCTTCGCTGCGCTTCATTCCAAGATGAGAACCAGCAACTTTACATAGATTATAACCTCTATCAACTTCATAGGATTTATAATAATTTAAATAAACTTGTTCATATGCTAATAAGTGTTCTTGATTTATTACTTCTTCTATTATCTCAAATGTGAAACTTTGTTCTCCATATTTATCCCAGGCTTTTTGTAAATGTTCGGAGTGATGTTTTCTTTCGTTCAGATAATGCTTGTGTTGTGACCATCTTTTAGAGATATTAACTGCCGAACCTACATAAACTTTATTGTTTATTTTATTTTTTATTAGATATATACCACTTTTCATATAAATTTCTCCTATATGTAAGTAGTCAGATGTTTATTTTCCTCATATCTCCCAAAGTCTTACCAATCTTAACCGATGACTTAAATTTACCAAACTCAGTATTGTTATATACATCAACAATTTGTTGAATCAAGTGTTTATCTTCTTTTTTCATGTCAATAACAATATTATCATGAATAACAATTTTAATCTTTGATTGACTACCTTTTAACAATTCATTTACTTTTAAAGCTTGCCTCAAGGCAAGACCTGCTGTCGTACTTTGAACAATATAATTTACTGAGTGGAACTCATCTGCTTCAATGACCTTACCATAATGATTTTTAACTGTTCTTCCATCCCAATACTTCTTCTTAATTAAGTCTGAGTTATAAATTTCTTTAAATTGCTTTTCTTTTTCATTCTTCTTACCATACAACCAAGAAATGAATTCGTTTTTTGCCACTTTTCTATCATCGTAACCAAATTTAACTCGGTTCCACTCATGGATATCATTAATAGGCTGATTGAGTCCACTTAGAGCAAGAAACATACGAACTTCTGCAGCATTATAATCAATATCAAGCAGGAAGTCTCCATCTGGTTTAATGAAGCCTCTCAAGTCTTTGCTTAAGTTCAAAATTGGAAAACTATTATCATCTGTTGTCAGCCGACCAGTTTTTGAATGGAACTGATTATAAACAATCAAGTTATCTCTGTTAGAGTATTTTTGATGAAACTCTTTTACTTTATTATCATGTAAATTGTTTTTAATCAAGCTTTCATCAAATGAAAGTTTTTGAAACGAGATATCTTGGATCAAGATTGATAAATCTTTTTGAAAATCATAATCAATTGGTTTTGGATTATTTTCTATAATATGATCAATTATCTGACACTTAATATCACAAAAATCAATTAAAAATTTGCGTGGAACAAGATCGTAAAAACAATTTTCTTTTAATGAAACCTTTGCTTCAATAAAAGAACGAATAAATGATTTTGCTTGTGTGTTAAGCGATATCCAAAGATCTTTTAGATGTTCTGGACATGCTTCTTCATAATCTTTTCCTTCGCAGAAAAGACTAGCATATAAAGTATTTTTATTGCTAAATTTTGAATATTTCCAAGTTTTATCTAAAATTTCAACTGGGGCTTGACCAAATATAAGTTCGCCATTAGAATAGAACCCGATGCATTCACTTTTATCGTCTAGCGTTAGGTAAGTCATAAGAACCGATCATAGCCGCAATCTAGCCCAATGTCAACCTATAGGAATGTTTTCGTATATTTTATATCGCCTGTATCTCTTGCACTCTTACATTTATTATTAATAAAATCAAAAGCAGCAATATTTCCATTATATCTATTAATTGTCAAAATTTCAGAAAACATCTGTTCAAATTGACTTTCAGATGAAATTATGTTATTTTCTTTTACTTTTATGTAAAAATATAATTTTAATAAATTTTCTTCTGGCATATGATTGTACAGATCTTCATATCGTATAAATTGTCTTAGAATTTGTTTTTCATATATGCACGCTTTACCATTTTTAAAACTTGTTTGTACACTTCTTGCAATTGGTTGTTCTTTTACAATAAAATTAAATAAATTTAATAAATAAATCTTTAAACTTTCAAAATTAAAATATTCAGTAAAATAATAAAATTGATCAAAATAAGAGTTTAGCTCTTGAGCATCATAAGATTGTAAATATTGTTTAGCATTTGCCCCAGCAATATCAAAAGTCAATCTCCAAGGAGAGTGTTTATCCATTACAAAGCCATGTTGTTTTGATAAGGTATCAAATATACCGAAAGACTCATCAATTAAATAATTTTCATATGATTTTTTATCATCACCATGTTTATCCGGACCGATCTCAACAACTAAAGCAGAACAATAAGGAGAACATGCAGCAGTTCTCATAAATTCTGTTTTATTGAATATCTTGTCGTTTTGATTATAAAAAAATATAAAATATTTTACAAATGTCTTAAAGTCAACAATTTTGTTATTTAATTTATTGTTGTTGATAAAGTCATAAAATTTGTTAAAATAAGCATTGATATATTCAGAATGTTGTAAATTTGCAGAAATAAATGCTTTTTTTGGTTTTATATTGTAAAACTTACTTTTTGAACTTATAGCATTTGAATCTATTAAACGTTTGTGACGACTATACAATGCGTTAAAAGCATCAGCTGCCGGTGAAACAAGCATTAATTTTTGATCTGCGTCTAAGCTTTTTAATTTGTTTTCATCAATATTGATAATATCATTATTTAAATTTAACTTTCCGTATAATTGATGTGAATAAAGATAATCTTTAAAATTTTCTGAAATCACTCCATTCATCACAGTGACGCTGTTAAACTCTGATTCGTAATTTAATCTTTGATAATACAAGATTTTTGTTGTTAGGTTATTATTTCCTTGTGGGATTATTCTATACTTTGGATCGGTAGAATACAGATCAGCTTGATCAGCTATTCTGTTCATTTCCTGAAGGTATTTGTCTTGTGTGTTTTTATATTTCATAATGTATTATTATTTTTGACCGGAGACTATACCAATACCTAAGCTTCTTCTTTCAATTTCTGCAGAACGCATTTTTGATTCTTCAAGTAATGGATTGACTTTTAATTGTTCAAGTGGTTTTGAAAGTTTTATTACTTTAAATGGTAAATCTCTTAAGTCTGAATAATCGCCAGTTCCCGTTGCAACCCAATTTGCTTCAAGTGTGGTAATAAATTTACCAGATTCAATAGATGTCTTTATTGATATAACAACAAAGTATCCACCAATCCCATAATCGATTGGATCGCCAAAGTTAATAACTCCAGGAAAAGATGGAGAAAGATAAATCATACTGCCAATTCTAAAATTTACAGTGCCAAGCATATCAATAGTGACATTATATTTTCCTCTTAAAAATACACCGGCTTTCCATGGCTTTTTATCAACTTGAGTTTGTATATTTGCTTCTCTTACGAAAGGCATACTTTCTTCTCTAAAAGTAATTTTATTTATTATTCCTTTGCTTTGTCCATAGAAAAAATGTGGTATTCCATCTTCAAGATCTGTAGAAAAATTACTTTTTCTTGTGTTATGAGTTGGCATTGTATAAAATATTATAATATTTTTTTTAATTGAGCTTGATGATTTTATTTGTTTATTAATAATAAAGTCTTCAATTTTTCCATATGTACTTTTTGTTAATATCTCTGTTTCATAGTTGCCTTGATTTTTTTTTATTAACGTTAAAAATTCATCATCTTGATTTAATTCAACTTTATCAAAGAAAAATTTAAAATTTAAATTTTGAGTTGGAACGTAATCTTCGTTTGTAGGTTTTACCGCTAAATTTAATAAATCTGTAATACAAATATTTAAAAAATTAATTAAACTCATTTGTGTAATGTTTTGAGAAGTTATATTTTTATTTATCCAATATTGAAATGTAGAAATTGCTATTGGTATTTGTGTTATATTTATGGGAGTAACATTGTTTTCTAATATTGCTAAATTATCTCCAATTACAAGACCATTATCAATGTATATTTTATATTTATCATTTTTTGATAAATCTTTTGCATCAACAAAGTTTCCGTCTCCAAAAGAAGCAATATTGCAATCTGCACATAGTATGATAAAATCACTTTCTTTTGTTTGGCCATTTTCAGTAACGGCACCCAAAGAATCAATTGCCTTCAAAAGTCTTCCAAACGTAAAAAAAGGAATTGAATAAATATCTCCGGAAGTTGCAGATTCTTCTAGATCTTTTAAATATTTTTCAATATCAGGTTCTTCACGGCGTTTTAAAGCGGATGTCTGATCAAACCTGACATTATATGGATTTTTTTTATTTGAAATTAAATTTATAGACTGTTCTGTTTTATTAACTTTTTGCGCTTCATTCGCTGCAGAATAAGAAATAATGATATCTTTTCTTTTGTTATATTCTGATTGATTTATTTTTAACTTTGGAAAACTTCCACCATATTGTTCATTAATTTTATTAAAAATTGCATTTAAGAATTTATTTCTACTGTTTGTTGTAAGTTGAGTTTGTTGGTTATACAATCTTTCTAGATCACTTTGACTATCAGATTTTTCGTTACCTTCTTTATCAACAATTTTTACTGTGATCTTTCCGTCTTTATCTTCGGTGGGCGTAGCAATTAGGTTTCTTGTTTGCAAGCTTTCTTTAATATCGTCTATCTGCTTTGAAACATCATCTAATTCTTTAGATTCCCCACCTAAAACAGTTAATTTAGTTGGGTTTCTTGCTACTGCTTCAAGTGAACCTATATACTCAACTTGCAATGCCACAGAACCATCTTCGTTTATTGTTAAACGGTGTATAACGTAGCTTAAAAACAATTCACTACCAGAAGCATCGGAAAATACTTGTAGTTCTTTTGGATTTAAATCTGATGGCAAATCTTTATCAAAATTCCATCCAAATTTTAATTTTATTTGGTAATAATTTGGATCGCTATCACCTCTTAGAGATTTGCCTGATTTTTTTGGAGGATTAAAAAGCTGGAGATATCTAGATTTTTCATTAAACAACGTTTGAACTGAATCAAATATTATATTTAATTTTACTTGATATATAAAAGTTGTTGCGATATCTTTGCCTTGAGATACGAATTCTAAATTAACCAAATTAGCCTGATGGCCTCTGTCGGAACCCGCACTGGTGATTGCATCAATCGCAGATTTTGGATAAAAATTATTAAAAGGTATTAAAAATTCGGATTCATCTTCATAAACTTTATAAATTTGTATATAAGGAATCAAAG